TGGAGAATCGGCGTGGGCGGAAGCGTCGCGGCTTGTAATTGATCTGACCGAAGCTCCCGATGAAACATACGATTACGTTGTTTTTGGCGCGGGCTGGATGAACGCCACGATCAACAACCCCGCTGCTGCGACGGCAATCACCGGAGGAACCCAAACTGAAGTCAGGGCAAGGCTTCGGATATGCCAGCCAGACGACATTTATGCAGATGCTGGAATCAACACAGACGATGATGTCTATACAGAAAACGTCGTCACGATTACTAAGGCATCTACGAAGCAGGCCGATCTAAGCACCAACTGGACGGACTATGCATACGAGTTGGACGGTGGTCAGTGCTACAACGCACAAGTTGGCGGCATTTTAAGTCTTGCGGGTGGGCAAAGGTATGACCTTAGTTTGCAATTTTGCTGCGAAGGAAACGCACCTAACACTTCCACCTATACCGGCCACAAGATTGAAGTTGTTCAAATGCATCAAGCTCGCATGGTGGCCTTTAGGTATGACGCCAGCGCATCAACAACTTTCAGGGCGACAGCAACAACTGGAACAGTTGGTGGTTCGACATCTACTGGGCAAGTTGCGAATGGTCACGAGGAGGTAAAGCTGACCAACGGGACTAGCACCGCAACGGAGTATTTGGGGAACGCTACAAATCCCACAAGTGCAAATGCCCTTACTGTTTCGGTTGTTCTTGCCGGATCAGACGACATAACCTCAGACAGTGGCAATTCCGTTCTCTTGAACAACTTCGTCGATGGCAGTGCTTCTAGGGGCGAAACGCTAATCACGCCGATGGCGACCGGGGATTTGCTAGCGCAGGGCATAGTTCGATTTGACGAGTTTGATTCCAATCCTACCGGCAACGACACCAAAATCGAAATGGAGAATCCAGACGCGGGGGGCAACACCCACATCAGTTATGGATTTCTTATTACGTTTGTCCCGTCGATCCTATCTAGCGGCACGGCAGCAAGCATAGACGGTCCTTCGAGAATAGATGAATCTATAAGTTCTGCCGGATGGCAGGATTTGGACTTTGGCGATTCTTCTTCATTTGGCGGTTCTGGGGCAGGCGCAGTCGCCTCGCGAGTGAGAAGCGTGGGTTACACCACTCAAATACTATGCACCGGAATTACAACTTCTCTCGATGCGGGCACTGCTGACGTTGCTTGGATTCGCCCTAGAGGTGTCTCTTGGGACGGATCTTCCGAAACGCAAGTCAACGCCCCATTTGGTCGGATGGGGTATCTTGGAAATGGTACTGGCGGGCTTGGTGACAAGTGTCTCATTACGAGTTTTTTTGACAGGGCATACAACTCTACCGCTGCTACTGACCGTATTGTAAGCGCGCAGGCTTTGCTGGGCGACGGATCTGGCGGCGGTCCTTCAAGCACAGAATCCGTTGGGTGCAACAACCCTCAGACCACTGCGTTTTATGAAATCCCAGTCGCCGAAATTCCCCTAGACGCAGCAACTACCGTGATTGCGGAGTTGCTTCCCGGCATCGGGCTAAAGGCTTGGGAGCTTACAGATTCTACTCCGGGTGGAAGTAGCTCGGTTGGGACTACATACAAGACCACGCTGTCCAGCAAGCCGGAAATCAAAGAGGTTTATCGCGGCTTGACCAAGCTAACGGAAAGCTCCGTAGCCAGCCCCGGAGACTCAGACAGCTTGGGTGGAACCGACTACTGGCATTACGACTCTTCGACGGGCGTCCTGCGCATTCAGCTAGACACGGCGTATGTGCCCACTAAGTCCAGTTCGTACATTTATGCCGTCACTCCGATTCGCGTAGCCCTTAGAACTGAGAACATTTCTCACGCTGATACCTACTATCCTTACGAATCGAGGATGAGTAGCTTGCCGGGGTTCTCTAAAACTCTTTCGAGTTCCAACGGCAGATTTCAGAATTCCGTCAGTTTGGGAAAAATCTCCTTGGCGTCGGCAGACGGTGAGTACGACAACGAGTTCTTCGACTACATCTGGCAGGGCCGCGATGCGAATCTTTGGATTGGCAATTCCACTGTCTCGGACAAGATTGAAGACTTCACGCTAATTGCAAGGGCTTCGATGGTAATCCCGTCTTGGTCAACGTCGAAGATCGACATTGGGCTGATGGATCGCAAGGTTGATTTGTCGAAGCAGTTGCACAACTCGACCGTTGATTGGATTTCCGGCAAGCTCACCGAAACCACCACGCTGAAGCAACAGCCAATCCCCGTTGTATACGGAGAAGTTAAAAGGATTCCAGCCTACCGTACAGGCACGAATGGAGACTTGGCGGGTAGCGGAGGCACTTATACGTTTGCAGCAAACAACTGCAACGTCATCAGGAACGTGTACGGGACGGCGGACTCGACCCGCTCTATTGCAGGAACATCGTTGTCGCAGGACAACAGCAGTGAGGGTAATTTCGTCATTACCAACACGGTCGCAGCAGGGCTTGTTAGTCCGGTTGGCGATTACACGTTCGACGTAGACGATGTTCCAGACACGCTGTATGTCGATGTTCTTGGACAGTGCGACCGCGATGGCGGCGGAAGCGTAACCAAAAGCTATTTCCATCTGGGCGAAATTGCATACGACATTTTGACTAGGACCGCTCCGGGCGAAAGCCACGCGCCAGTTGCTGCTACTAACGTGGACAAGACCTCGTTCGACTTGGTTGACCTTCGCAAGCGGCATACGTTCTCCTCTGTTGATGACGCTTCAGATGCAGACAACCAAGGGTTTAGAGAAACGCAGGTTCCTGTTCAGATTGGAGTTTTGATTCCTTCGGGGCAGACTGTGGCCCAGACGCTAAACGAAATTTGCAATGGAACATTTTGCTACTGGAAGACCAACGCAGCCGGTCGCATCGCAATCGATGTTGCGGACTTTTATGGCGGCAATCTGATTGTGAACGGATCGGCGGAGCTTCCCGGCAGCAGCGTCAGTAGCACCGCGATTTATCCTTGGAGGACGCTGGGTGCGGGGAATTCGATTGAAAGGAAAAGAATCAACGTAGCTAACGACAACACCCGTGTACCTGCGTTCAACGGGCAATACGCGATTAAATTGACTTCAACTGAGCCAATAGATGAAGGCTACGCATACCAAGATGTAGCATTTCCGAAAGCAGGCACCTACGTTCTTACATTTGTTGGCTCTACGATTGATGCTGATTTTTTCGGACAATTAGACGCCCTGCTAACTGTTCGGGTGTTCCTTGCAGACGGCAGCTACATTGACCTTGGCACCAAAGCACTTCCAAACCCCCGGAAGGCAACCTACGAAATAGGAGATGCCGCGTGGGCGAGATACGCTGAAGACTTTGAAATTGAATTTGGCAACGCGGGAATAGGGCAAGTCGCGTTTAACTGCGATTGGGAGTTCTTGGGCGTGAGCATCAATTCAATAGTGGCTCTGGACATGGTGCAGTTGTTTCCGGTGGCGTGTGTTCTGACTGACGAAAACACAATCGTCGGAAACATGAACTTCAACACGGAAAACTACTATGGCTATGGCGTTCCGTTTGACGCTCGACAAGCCGTTAAGGAATTGGGACGCAAACAGTCGCGAGTAAGGACGTTTGTAGACTCCGAGGCTGTCAACGGAACCTTTGCGAGCACCGAGTTCTCCGAGGCAAAGGATCTTATTGAGTCTTCGGGGGTCGTGACCTTGAACGACCCGATACTCGTAGACGAGGCAGATGCCGATGGCGTAGCCGCCGCTGGCGTGACCTACTACTCTCGGCAGCGAGTCACTCTCGAAGTTAAGGTCTTGGGTTTGACCGAGATCCCTGTCATCGGAGAGTACGTTTACATGAAGTCGGTGAGTCGAGTGGACTCCGGTCCTGACGAGCACCCTATCTGGAGAATCATGTCGGTAAAGTTCGATGCGAAAATGCCTAAGACGGTATCCCTCAAATTGGAAAAGCCGGTGGACCCAGTATCGGATCGAATGGCAACAGCATACCTTGACTAGCGAGATGGGTGACTCGCTTATAGCAAAAGCCGTTCGACCCTATGTTGATGAAGTCAAGAAGTCGGCGCAGAAGTACGGAGTGCCGCCCTATGTTGTTGGCGGCTTGATTTACACAGAGTCCTCCGGCAATCCGTGGGCAATTCGCGTAGAGCGCGGGTTTTGGCGTCGCTACTTCGACGGGGTCAAGGCGAACGTCCTGAGAACAAAGTCCAAGTACGACGACAAGTGGATCAAGTACCCCGACCTAGCAAGTTGTTCGTATGGGCTGTGCCAGATCATGCTCCCCGTGGCATGGGAGAACGGCTTCGTGGCTCGCTTTCCAACTGAGCTACTTGACCCAGAGAAAAACATAGACCTAGCCTGCAAAATTTTGTCTAGACACCTAGCTAGGACAGGCTCGATTCGAAGGGCGCTTTTGCGCTACAATGGGGGTGGCGATCCTGACTACCTCCGCCGGGTCATGGATGCCAGCAGGCAAGTCAGTGTCCTCTTCGATCCATAGTCCACGAAAAGGGGAATTAGATCGTGAACGAGAACATCAGATGGCTTGTGGGCGGGCTAGTTGGGATACTGAGCGTGGTTCTTGGCTCCATAATCTCGGTACAAAGCAGCGTCGATAACGCGCAGAATCTTGCAATTGCCGAAACAAAAGAGCAATCGAGACGCGATTCTCAGCGAAACGCTGACGTTTTGGAACGTATTACAATCCAACAGACTGAAACCGCATCCCAACTGAAAGCGGTGGCCCAAACTCTCAAAGAAATTGACGAAAGAGGGACACGCGCCTTTCTAAGGAATGAGTAGGTGCGGAAAATTTGGGAACGCTCGACCGTACTAGATGACTTGACCCGTCAAAGTGACAGCAAAATACAGATTCCGCTAATTGACGCAGAGAACGGCCCGACTGGATGGACCGAGAATGGACTGCTGGGGATCATATCCCGCGTGTGGTCCGCATGGAGAAAAAGACCATGAGCCAACAAGCAGACGCAAAGACCGTAAACGCAGTGGCAACCTTCCTCCCCCTCCTAAAAGCCCTCATTTTGACCGCAGAGGAGGCAGGGAAGCCTTCCGGGGCCTCTGGTGAGGCAAAGCACAACGCCGTCGTGCAGGGATCTGAGAGCCTTTGGCGGCTACTTCAGGGCAGCGTGAAGGAAATTCGCGGGGTCGATTGGGAAACCGTCGCTCCTCTCATTACCCCAATGACCGGCGGGCTTGTCTCGGTTGTCGTAGACATCTGGAACAACCTTTTTGGCCGCGTTTGGGGGTTTTTCAGTGGCCTGTTTAAGGACGAAGAGGAATGACCCCCCGGCGGGACTACATCCTTGCTGGGATTGCGGTTCTTGGACAGTCTGGCGTGATCGGCTCTGTTGCGGTGTCTTGGTTTTACCCTCCACAGAACCCAGAAATCGTCATTGGCGCTCTTTCGTTCTGCCAAAACTTGGTCTTGGGGATTGTCGGCTATTTTGCGGGGGCCTCCAGACCTGACGAGAAGGCAGAATGAGCTTATTCTCATCAATGTCTTCTCTGATCTCAGTCGCTATCGACAGCAGTTCTGCTGCAATGGCGGCGAAGGCCAAGGCGGACAGCGGCGGCACAGTACGAGAGATCCTAGAAACCTTTGCCGCCGAAACTGACAACAATCTCGACGACCGAGTGGTCGAAGAACTCGTCGAGTGGGCCGAGATATCGGTTGAGGTTCTTAGGGGGCTTGCCTCCTACGCCGTGCAAGCAGCGCGTTCTTCCGAGGAGTACATCCCAACGACCACGGGTGTGCTTAGGTCTGTCGCTAATAGAATTGAGATACAGGGACCAGAGATAGCAAGCTTCATTCGACTTGTTTCAGTGAAGGCATCGGAGCTTGCGGATACTTTAGAAAACCAAGGTGGTCCCGTTGCAGATTCCGACAATTCAACTCAGGAGTAATGGACTCCTGTGCATCGCTTCCGATATTCACATTGGAGCCGAAGAGCACGCCGCAGAGCAGTGGCAATACACCCTCGACTACTGCTTGGAAAATAAGATTTGCCTAGTCCTCAATGGCGATATTCTAGAAAACGCAATCGTTAGCGGCTCGTCGCCCGGCGAGAAGTTGCTTACTCAATCCAGTTGGCCGACAGAGCAAGTGATCGATGCAATTGATTGCTTAGTTCCATTGGCCGAGAAGGGTTTGATTGCGGGCGTAACGCGGGGGAACCACGACGCCAGAACTAGGCGAGAGGGGCTTTTGGATCTTTGCCAAATCATCGCACACGTTCTTCCCGGCAATGTCCCGTACTGGGGCATTGGAGGATTAGTGCGCGTCAAGGTTGGATCGAGCGGGGAAGAATACTGGGGCGTAATCCAGCACGGCAAGCGGGCTGGCGTGAACCCTTGGTCCGAAGTTGAGCGGTGTTTCAGTTTGTTCCCCAAGGCTCAATTCGCTGCACTTGGGCACAACCACTACTTCGGATTCAAAACCCTGTGGTCAATTGGTGTAGATGAGGAAGATAACGAAGTTCTTCGCCCTCGTCTTGAGATTAGGACAGGCAGTTACCTTGGCAGGTCCGACTACATTCGGGAAATGATTGTAGCGCCATGCCCGCTTGGATCCCCCTTGATCAAGTTCGACAAACACGGGACCGACCCGATTGTCGATGTGGAGACTTTGTCATGGCCTCTAGGCTGAACGGTAGGCAGGATTTTTTAGACGACGGAGTAGTTGATCGGAACGTCGGGCCGCGCTCTGCGGAGAACCTTAAAGGCGGTCCTAAGCGGTACAGTGCGCGAAGAGAGCGCGGGGTGACCTCAACTTGTTCCTTCACCCTAACAAAAGAGCTTGACCTAATGATCGAACGTCTGGCATCCGAATGGAATTGTTCGAGAAGCAAGGTTCTTAGGCAAATCTTGATGATGTATCAGGCGCAAAATGGATGAGGATCAGAGTCGGAAAATCTTCGTGGGCGGTTTATGTTGTTGACGACATCGACGATGCGATTCGAGCAACATACGGCAGTTCAGCGAAGCCGGTAGGCGACAACGTAGTCGGCTACACCGACGTTCATCACAAGATAATTTTCTTGCAGCGAAAAAAAAGCGCACAGCAACTCGCGAGTACATATCTTCACGAGTTGCTGCACGCTGCAGCCCCTGAGATGTCGGAGAAGAGGGTCTACCACATCGAAAGAGCCCTCTTCAAACTCTTGTGGAAGGACGGATGGAGGCCAGCTTGCCTTTACCGGAATTAACAGCCTTTCCTCGCTTCGCGAGAGCCTCCTTCACTAGAACCCGAAGCGTCGCACTAACCGTTCGGTCTTCTTCCTCTGCGATTTTGGAAACAACCGAAAGAAGCTCTTGATCGAGCCTAATGTTCTGCCTCTTGTCCAACTGTGTCCTCATTGCGATTTCTCCTTACTCAATTCAAAAACGGCGACTTCAGCCCTTGGAGTGCCGTATGATTTAGTCGCCCTGACTTCGACAACCTGCGAATCGTCGCACCAAATAATGTTTGTCAGGGAGTCCTCAATAGACCGGATTAGCTTGCTTAGATCGGGCTTCTTAAGGTGGTGCTCAACCTTCTTCGGAAGGCTTTTGGGTCGCTGGAAATAGAAGTCGATGACCAAGAGAACGGGACCATCACATAGAGGGTCAAGAGCGTGACTCTGAGCGACCAATGACGTGATGTCCCTCCATTGCTTCAGGTTTCGATTGGAGTCGGTGACCACCGGGAACCTAGCCCCCTTCGGCATGAAGGCGCGATGCGATCCCTGCGGCTGAGGTTTTCCCTGCACCGTGAAGCTACAGATCTTTCTCCCCTGCGCTTCGCCCATCTAAATACTTCCCCAGCAACCCAACCTTCGAGCGGCCTTGGGGGCCGAAGCGTCGCAAAGGTCGCAGATCTCGGCAAAGCTGAAGGTTGGCATGCACTCGTAAAGCCCAAGAAACCAACGACGGGCCTCTTCTGCTATTTTCTCATTCGGAGATTCGAGATCCTTCTTCGCCTGCTCCACCACTGCTGCTCGAAGAAGAATGGCCGGGCTCTTCACTCCCTTGGAAATCTGACTAGGGAGCGTCGGACCAAGAATTTCCTCTTCAATCTCTTCGCGCGACTTTTGCCTTCGGGCTTGATCCCTTCGAAACCTCTCGCGTTCAACGTGGGCCTCCTCAGCAGTCGCGAATCTACCGATGAGCTTCTGTCGCGGGTTGATCCCACCCGGAACATAGGCGCGAGCGATGTATGGCTTTTCGGTGTTTGGAAACCGAAGCGTCACTCCGTTGTATTCAGTGGTTGCCAAGCTTAGAAACTCCCCGAATTTTCTTAATGGTCAGCTTTGGGTCGAAGGACAGTGACTCGCAAATCTCGACGAAGGAAAACCCTTCGCATGAACTGTGATTCCCCATGAACCACGAGTTTGCCGAAAGTGCATCCTTGCTGTTCCCCTGTGAATCCCTGATTGCCTGACGCAGCACCGCCGCCCGCAATGCTATCTCAGGCGACGGCGCTGCTGCGACTGTTGGTTCTGTCCCAATCGCAGTTCGTCCCATCTCCTCTACGAGTATCGCTACTCCGTCCAGAGAGTCGGATTCAGGCGTTGCGTTTTTGTGTCCGCCCCAAGGGATATCAGAAGGGCATTTCTGCCTTTGTTTCCGATCCCCCAAACCCGCCACCTCCGCTGGACCCGTTAGAGTCCTTCTTTCCTACAAGTACGATCCTCGTGCAGTTGATCTCGGTCTTGTTCTTCTCAGTGCCGTCTTTCGCCTTGTAGGTGCTGTAGCGAATCTCCCCCTGCACCATTACTTCGGATCCTTTGCGCAGGAACTTGGCGGCAATGTCGGCGGTCTTGTCCCAGCAAGTCACGTTATGCCAGTCAGTGACGCTTTCCCCGCCCGACTTGCGGTCGGTCGCCACGCTGAAATTGCAGACCTGCTTGCCTCCGTTCGTGTAACGGGTTTCGGGGTCGCGGCCCAAGCGGCCAAGGATCATCGCTGTGTTCATTGTGCCCATTCTAGTTACTCTCTTTCTTTGTCTTTAGGTACACGGGATACCTGTAGGCGATTCCGATTCCGGGGATATGAGTCATTTCGCCCATTGACTCAACTACTTCCTTGATCAACTTCTCGTTTGGCTGCATGAACTTTCGAGGAATGAGGGATTCGTTCTCGACGAAGAACTCGATCTTGCGGCGTACTCCGAGGCTGTCATTGCCACTCGACTCATAGAGGGACATTGCTCCCCTAAGTGCGCTCTCGCGCTCCTTCAACTCGCGGTCAATAGCATCTTTCGCGGTTGTCGCTTCTCTGTACTTGGCGCGAGTTTGCTGGATCGTTTCGCCCCATTGTTCGGAGATGGCCCTACGCCGCTCGACGATACTAAGAAGCTCTTCGGCGGCACTTTCCCAGTCATCCTGCGAATCAATTATCGGAAGGGTTTCTGACACGCTCTATTCCTCCAAGTAGCTCTCTGAAAATTCACAGAGTGCCCTAGCGGCAATCCTTGTGGCCTTAGACCAGATCTCTTCGCCGGTGTTCCACCTGTGAAGAGTGGGAACCGCCATTGCTGCTGCGAGGGCGGATTTTTTGTCTGCGTGCGAATGCGCCTTGTACTTCCCAGACTTCAGCAAGTGGACCGAAACCAGATCTTCTATCTTGTCGCCAGTTATCTCCTGCCAAGCAATCTTGTAGAGGAAAAGCTGCAAGGCGTAGGTGGGCATCTCGGCGGAACCCTTGATGTCGAGAATTGTTCGCTTTCCATCAAGGACTCCAATGCGATCAATCGTTCCTGCATATAGGTGCTTTTCCGAAAAGCAGCGGATCTCGATTTCCTCAACTTCAAACCCTGAGTGGTCCAGAAACTTCTTCCAAGCTTCGAGCGCCGGGCCGGTGTTCTCGTCCAGTGAGCCTTCATCGAGAATCCCCCTGTCCCAAAGTTCGGTGGCGACATGGCGATCCGTTCCGGCCTGCAGGTGGTGGGGTCGAAAGAACGAGGTGTCCGTTAGCCGCAGGCCAGAAATCATCTGAGTCGCAGACGCGAGCACTGTCTCGTTTTCGGTGCCCTTGTCGAGGGTGTAGCAATGGTCATCCTCAGTGAAGGTCAACCTAGAAAGAGACTTCCGCGCTGAATCAGAAAGCATGAGTGTTAGCTGACTTCCTTGATGCTAACGAGTTCGAGGTTGCCCTTGTCCGTCAGTCTCGTCTCGATAATGGCCTCTGCCTTCGCGTCGCATATCGCACGAGCCATCTCCACGACCTCTGAGACGCTCGTCATCGTCTTCAGTTCCTTGCCGTCTTCGGTCTTCTTCACGATAACCTCCGAATAGCTGAAGACATCATTCACGGACAGTACCGTGCAGCGAACCGGCTTAGGTGCTGGCTTCGCCTTCGGGCCTGTCTTCTTTGGGGCTCCGCCGCCCTGTGACCCCTTGGACGAAGGCGAACCTGCGTGGGCCTCTGCATCCTCATCGTCTCCGGCCAAGCAGAACATTTTGAGAAAGCAGTTCTTGACGGCATAAGAGAGGCAAATGCCGGAAGAGGTCGGAGACTGGTCGTTGGACGATCCGACCATGTGCATTTCAATCTTCTCGCTGGGATCGTCGGAGTTTACCAAGCTGCACTTGTACGTCTGAACCAAGCCCTTGCCGGAGCGGTCTTCTACGACGAGATCTGTGTAGAACGCCAGTCCGTTAGCAACCAGCGAGCGACGAACTTGGTTGGTCAAACCGGAGATTGACACATACTTGTACTTGTTCCCGTATGTGACCTGACCGTCCTTTTCGATGCTGCCATCAAGGTCGGACATGACTCCGTTCATTTTTTGAAATATGTTCTTGGTCTTGGTCTGGGCCATTGCTTCTTCTCCTTATTCGAAAGAGGCGTTGTACCACCGAGAAGGATCCATGGCAACCGCTGCTGGACATTCGGCGCGGTTGTCGGTATGGCTTGATATCGGCTACGCGCGGTGCAAAAACGCTGCGTTCGGTTTGTCGAAGGGAGTTGCATATGGCTGGGGAGGTGGAAATTGAACAGGCGGTTTCTGGTCCAATTGCTGAGATCGACCGCGCTCTGGACCCGTGGAGCATTGATCGCAAGCTCAGAAGAGTTTCAATTGATCAGATCGTTTCCGTTTTTCAGGAGGCGGAAAGTCTGGGAAAGCGGGCATGGATCGCCATGGCAATCTGCTGCGGAGTGGCGCAGGAGCGTGCAGGACGCGGAGATCGTATCCTCGAAAAACTTGCGCGTTCGTTCTCGTATGACCGAAGCCGGATTGTCCGTCTTGCAAGGGCGTACAGAGAGGTCATCAAGCCAAGGCTCGAAGCGCAGGGGGCCAATGCGCAGTTCCCGCTTGTCGAGCGTGGCTGGTATGAAACCGCTGCAGAAAACGCCAAGCGTCTTGGCGTAGCCCCCTTGGAGCTACTCGAAGATGCGGAGACAAAGGCCATCGACAACCCGGCGTTCACGCAGCGCCGCTGGCGGTCTGAGCTTGGCCTGACACAGACGCGAGGAGGAATTGGATCCGCCCTCAAAACCATTTCGGAGCTAGACGCCCCTGCTCTGGATGATTTTTGTCAGGACGAGAAGAACGTCGATTTGCTCGCCGATGTGCAGCGGATCATTCACGAGTACATGGGGCTGAGGAGGATTTCCGGTGGCGCAAAGGATTAGAACAATCAAGCCAGAGTTCTTCATGCACGAAGGGCTTGCGGAACTTTCAGCGGCGCACAGGTTGCTGTTCATCGGCCTGTGGACCCTTGCCGACCGCAGGGGCAGACTTCTGGATCGGCCTCGTCGAATCAAGGTCGCTTGCTTTCCTTACGACGAAGAGATCACCGCAGTCACGGTGTCGCAGATGCTCAGCGACCTCTGCCAGCACCCCGACGGCTTCCTCGTCAGGTACTCGTGTGGCGGTAAGCACCTTATCGAGATTCCGGGCTTCCTAGAGCATCAGAGGCCCCACCACAAAGAGGTTGACTCGTCATTGCCCGGTTCTTCCGGCAAGGGTGTAAACATCACAGAGTCCTGCATCCCTGCCCAGACAAGGATCAATGAAATCGATGATGATTCCATGAATGATTCAAGCATGGGTCATGCACGGCCCGTTCTTGCACGGGGAAGGGAAGGGAAGGGAAAGGAAGGGAATGGAAAGGAAGGGAAGGGAATGGAGGGGAATAATGTAAGTATTACCGAGGCACCGGAAAAAGTTATGGCGCTTCGTTCCCACGAGAATTGAGGACAATATGCCCGAAGTCTCTATTTCCGAAATCGAAGCGGGATTTTCTGCGGCAGGGTTGCAGCACAGCCGCAGCGGTAGCTGGGTTCGACTTAAGGAGTGCCCACTTTGCAACTCAAAGGCTCGCCATCCTCTTGGGGTCAACTCCGAGACCGGGGGATTTATTTGCCATTCGTGTGGCGAAACTGGCGGGTTCAACAACCTAATGAGGAGGCTAGGTGTGGACGTAGCAAAAAGAGTCGAAGGGGCCGCAGTCCCGGCTAAGCCTAAAAGGAAGACCGCATTGAAAGCCCCCAAGGTGGAGGACATCGCGACTGCGTCTTCGACCCTCTTGGAGAATTCTGACTGGGTCGAGTTTTTCCAGAAGAGCAGGGGAATCAGCGAGCAGTCGCTGCGGGAGTTCCGCGTTGGGGTTGTCGAGCGCCGGGGCAAGACGTTGCAGCAGGTGCCGTACTCTCGCAAGGGCAAGCCGACCTACTGCAAGCTGAAGCGATCTTGGATTGACGAAAGCGGAAAGCGTCAGAAGATGATCCTTCGCGAGCCCAAGGGGGCGGAGTCACATCTTTACAACATCGACAACTGCATCGGCACGAAGAAGGTTCTGGTCGTCGAGGGCGAAGAGGATGCAATCGTTCTGTCGCAGAACGGCATCCGCAATGTGGTGAGCCTGCCCGATGGCGCACATGCGAGCTATCAGTCGCGGAAGTCGTGGCTGGATGACTTGGAAAAGTTCGACGATATCACGATCTGCCTTGATGCCGATGACGCCGGTCGCAAGGGGTCGGAGGCGTTGGCGGATGTGCTGGGTCGGTCAAGGTGCCGGATTGTCGATTACCCGTTGGTCTACGCAGCGGATGGCAAGACGCAATTGAAGGACGCTTGCGAGTTCGCTGCCGCTGGGAAGTTGAACGAACTCGTTAGGTCGATCAATGCAGCGCCGGGCGACGAACATCCGCTGGTCGATCACGTTGCGAGCAAAGACGCCATTGAAGAGTTGCGTGAGGATCACGAGGGGGGTGCTCCTCACGGCTTCACTACCGGGTGGGGATGCTTCGATGGGCTGATTGGTGGAATCCGAACAGGAGAGCTTACCGTGCTGACCGGACACACTGGGTCTGGCAAATCGGCTTTTGGAACATGCTTGCTGGTGCAGCTTGCTGCTCTGGGCGTCCCGGTCATGGGCGCGAGCTTCGAGAATTCGCCACTGGATTTTCGTTGGAGGATCCTGCAACGAATTGTCGGCAAGTATCCCCATGTCAGGCCCGACGGTTCAGGCGTAGCGATGACAAAGACGGAGCGCGAAGAGGGGCTTCAGGTGCTTGAAGAGCTTCCGTTGTTCGTCATCAACAAATTCGGGTCGATGGACACCGATGAGTTCGTGAAGATTTGCCATTACGCGAAGCGGCGGCTGGGTGTGAACTTCATTCTCTTAGACCATCTCCACTTTATGACGCAGGGTGCGCTCGATAGAGAGCGGTTTGTTTTGAGCGAGAGCATTCACGCCCTTAAGCAGTGTGCGACAAGCCTCGATATGGCAGTCTGGGTCGTGTGTCACCCTAGCCGCAACGCACGCGACAAGAAGAACCCAGAGGCAACTGACCTTCACGGTTCGGCGGCACTGGAGCAGGTGGCCGATAACGTAGTGGCTGTCCAAAGGATCGAGCCGGAAGACCCAAGCAGTAAGATGATGGCGAACGTACACTTGCTGAAGCTGAGAAGGGGCAGGTCAGGTCGCCTTGGTTCGTGCCCAATGATCTTCGACCCGGCAGCGGAAGCTTTGATTGACCCAGCATCTGAGCTTTTCCGGATTGGCAATTCGGAGTCCCTTGAAGATAATGCTGTGGGGGATTTCTGATGGCGTCGTTTGAAGAGCAACTATTTGAATCATTCAGCCTTACGCAAAAGATCGAGACCCAGCGAATCATGCTGGACTTGATCTCTTCCGAGATTCGGATCACGGAAGATGACTTCTGGGCCGAGGTCTTGGTTCTGGTGGAGCGCATTCGCGACCTGTCGGGGCAGATGGAGGACCGCCTTGATGCTTTCCGAGTAGGTGTGATCGATATCCAGCAGCGGTCGCAGGAGCAGATCAAGGAGAGGTCCGTGCGGTGCTATCGCGAGGCAGTGATGCGCGTAGCTGAGGCCGACAGGGGCGACGGGACGTTGCACTGATGGCGGAGTGGGGCGCTATTAGAATGCGGACTGCCTTCGGGCAGATCTACGTCACAAGGACCGAGGCCGACTTTGCTTATTTGAAGCGTCGCCCCAGAGAGGATGGTGAGCCGCGCGTTGTCTTCACCCTCTCGGAGCTTAAGCAGTTGTTCGAGGACTGCGAGGAAAAGAACCTCAGTGACGAGCAGAGGCTAGAGTTCTTCGCAGAGATCCGAGCAATCAAGTTAGAGACGAGTGGATCGTTCGAGAAGATTGGTGCGCCAGAGGAGTTCCCCGAAGGCGACGTAGTAAGCTGCGGCGATGCAGCTAGGGAGTTTCAGATTGTCAAAGAACGAAGAATGCGGGCGTCAGAACGACCTCGCGCAGCCAGAGGTGACAAGCAAGAACCCAAAGGCACCGCTGGCGAGCGAACTGCACCAGACGATGCAGGAAATCTTGGATTTACTTATTGAGAAGAACACAAAGTACGGGAATTCTGCGATCTCGCCTGCGAACATCTTCTGCAAGCGCGTTGACCCACTTGATCAACTGTATGTGCAGATTGATCATAAGCTTGCGCGAATTTCGCGCGGCGACGCGGCGAGGGAGGACGAGGACGTTCTGGTCGATCTTGTGGGCTACTTGATTCTTGCAATTGTCGCGAAGAGAAAGTCTGACTCGGTGGACATCCCCCTTGGAAGCTTCATCAACCATCCGTGAGCCGGAGTTCGTAGAGACGCTTGAAGGCTTCGAGGAGGCCATGATTGGCGTCTCAGCGGACTTTGGCACTGGAGTTCCGAGGGCCGTGTATGACGTAAATGCGTTCTTGGCGATTTTTTCGAGGATGCACATGGTCACGGAGGATGAGGCTCGTCGCGCCGTGTGCTCCTTGCAGGCTGCGACTGCGGGCGAGGACACCGGGCCGATTTTTGTTTTCGTCAATGGTGATAAGAACACGAACCCGACCGACAACTACCCAATTGGGTGGTCTGGGTTTAGTTTTTCTCATTAGTGTGGCAAAATCGCATCGATTTAAGCGGATTTTTGTATGTCAAAATACATTGAACAGACATTTTTTGTCGGCAACCTGCACTTCGATGCCAAAGATTCGGATCTAACCGAGGCGTTTCGCTCGCATGGGTACAAAGTAGGAACGACGAAGGTCGCAAGAGACAAGGCCAGTGACCGAAGCATGGGATTTGGGTTTGTCACTGTGCTTTGCGATGACGAGGATGCTCTCTTGTCGGAGATGTATGGGGTCGAGGTTCTAGGTCGCCCTATTAGGGTTCAGATTTCAACGTCCATGCGTCCTGACAACAAGAACTAGACCCTTGATCGTAGAGAGCGACCAGTATTCGGATCAGCTTCCAGCCGTCCAGCGAATAATCCAAGACGGGCGACAGGATCCGGCGCATTTCATCGAGGCTTACATGGGCGCTTCATTGTGGGGGATGCAGAAGCGCATCGTTCGCAATGTATTTAAGAAGCCGCGAGTTGCTGTCAGGGCAGCGCACAGCGTCGGAAAGACATTTGTCGCAGCGAGGATCGTTCTCGCTTGGTTCTACTTGTATCCGCACAGCAAGATACTGACGACTGCGCCTACCTTCACTGCGGTGCGCAAACTTTTGTGGGCCGAGGTTGCTGCGGCCAAGGGCAAGATGCCCAAGGAATTCGGCGGGCAGTTGTTCGGCACTGAGCTTCGCGCGGCGCAGGATTGGTGGGCGATTGGTCTTTCGACCGATTCAGCGGAGCGGTTTCAGGGATTCCACTCAGCAAACCCGATGCTTTTGGTGTTTGACGAGGCGGTTGGAGTCAGGCCGGAGATCTGGGAGGCGGCAGAGGGTATTCGGGCGGGCGGCAATGTTCACATGCTTGCGATTGCCAACCCAACTGCGGTCAGTGGGCCTTTTTACGACGCGTTCCATGGGCAAAGAGAGACATGGGAGCTTATGCAGATTTCCGCGTTCGACTCTCCGAACCTACAGGGGCAGACCCCGGACAGCTTGCTGGAGCTTTCTGACCAAGAGTTGGATGACAACCCCTACCCATACTTGACGACGAAGCGATGGGTCGCCGAGAAGCTTCGCGAGTGGGGGCCGGGGCATCCGCTCTGGCAGTCCCGCGTGTGTGGGGACTTCCCGACTGAGCGCGACGATTCGCTGATTTGGCTTACATGGGTCGAGGACGCAAAGCGCAGGGAGGTCGATAACAAGTCGAGCGACATCTGGCAGGCGGGGCTCGACGTTGCTGGTCCGGGTTCCGATGAGACGGTCCTCTGCATACGACACGGACAACGGTTGGTGGAAATGCGGACATGGGCGGGTTCGGATGTCCGGGGTGCGGTCATCAACGTGCTGCGTGGGTATGAGGATCGCAACCTAGTTTGCTGCATCGACTCTGTGGGCATGGGGCATTACTTTGCGCGAGCGATTGAGGATGCTTGTCCTGCGGTCAACGTCATCGACGTAAATGTCGGCAACAAGGCGGATGACCCGGAGAGATTTTCCAATAGTAAGGCTCAATACTACTGGGCGATGCGTGAGCGGTTTCGCGATGGTGAGATTACCGGCATCTGGGACGAGCGGCTGGTGTCGCAGCTTTGTGGGATCCGCTACTCGCACAATGTCAAAGGCCAAGTAGTGATCGAAAGCAAAGATCAACTGAGGCGGCGCGGTGGCAAGAGTCCTGACAGGGCGGAGGCGCTCATGCTCGCATTTGCAGCGGGAAATAGGATACAATCAGGACCAGTTGACATTAGTCGGGAAATCTTTTTCGGCTAGTGTGCATCGTCCCCAGTCCCTGAATGAATAATTGGGGGAAAGTTTTGGCAAACACGAAAAACAGAGGCGGATTCTTCGGGGCGTTGCGGAATCGCATCACTCGCAGAGGCGGTGCGCAGACTAGGTCAACTTCCTCTTCGAAGTTGACTGCGTTGATCAACTTTCTCGACAAAGGTGGCAGCACGGGTGTCGGGGATCCGTATCAGAACAACATCACTGTTTTTCGATGCGTGAACCAGATTGCCACGACCCTCGCTCAGGTTCCGATGAGCCTCTACCGGGGAGAGGACAAGGTTCAGAGTGGCCCCGTATACGAACTGCTGAAGCGCCCCAATCCGCTTATGGGGCATACTAAGTTTGTACACACTGTCGTGGCGCAAGAGCTTCTGCACGGGGCCAGTTACGTTTTTTTGGACAGCCCGGACAGCCGAGGAGTTCCGAGGGCGCTTTTGCCGCTGACTCCGCGCATGGTCGCCCCAGTTCGCCCCAAGGGAAATTTGTACGACCTTCGCGGATGGCAGTTGGGCGCAGACAGGGGTGCGGTCCAAGTCACGCCGGAAAGGATTGCTCGGTTTGAATACGCAATCTCCGATGTAGACCCGCTGCTGCCGGTTAGCCCTCTGGAGGTCGCGTCGATGGCGGTTCAGACCGACCACCTTAGCGCGACATGGAACAGGGCCACTCTGGAGAACAGCGGCGCTCCCGCTGGCATTCTGAAGTGGACGGGTGAGGGCAGGCTGGACGAGAAAGACGCTGGCTTGATCAGGGACCAGTGGCTCGACTCCTACGGCGGTGCGGCGAATGCTGACAGCATCGCGGTGCTTGGGAACAACTTTGATTTCCAAGCGATTGGTCAAGCGGCGAAGGACATGCAGCTTTCGGAGGGACGCCGCTGGAACCTTGCCGAGATTGCGCGAGCGTTCAACGTGCCCACTTTGTACCTGAATGAGTACAGCGCAAATGGGTTGAGCGATGCTGGGCTTAAGGTTCAGGAGCGCCTGTTCTACCACAATACGATTCAGCCGATTGCTGCGGTCTTCTCGGATGTGATGAACCGGATGGTAGTGCAGGCTATCGAGCCCGACCTTAAGTTGGTTTGGGAGTGGGGGACGGTCGAGGCTCTGCGCGAGGATTACGGCGGCAAGCTGAAGCACGCGGATCAGTTGTGGCGTCTTGGTTATCCGATCAACACGGTCAACGAGAAGCTGGAGCTTGGTATGCCGAATCTGCCTTGGGGCGATGAGGCGTTCGTTCAGGCTCAGATGATCACGGCGCAGACTGCGGTCGAACAGTCGGAGATGCTGTTCGGGGCGCAGAATCCCGCCACTGAGGGCGAGGAGGTCGAGGCAACGGTGGTCGAGCAAAGTGCTAGATTGCACTACAAGCGAGACTACAAAAACGCAGACATTTCGACCCGTATCTCTCCCCCACAGGGAACAACAATACAAAGCCTCATCCTGTCTAAGGATGTCTTCAAGGACGTAGATTCCGCAATCGACTGGGTCGAAGAGAACGGATTCACGGTAGAGAAGATTGACGAGACGGATACCAGCTATCGCTTTAGGCAGTTGGACCCGGATGACTTCGAAGAGAACTCCTTCAGGACGGTAGAACTGTCGAAGGGTGTTAAGGCTGTCATTGGGTTCTTGGATACAACGGATCAGCTTAGGGCAGTCGATGTGCCTAGCTTTGTATCTGAGAACGCCCGCAGGGGACTTAAGTACCACAAGCTCGGAAAGAGCGGCGACGGGGTTACGGACAAGACGCTGAGAGAGGCCAGAAGGATGGTCGAAGGGTCGGTGTCCGAGGACAAGGTCATGCGAATGGCCGCTTGGTTCAAGCGTCACAAAAGTGACCTAGACGCCCCCAGAAACTCCAACCCCAATCACGAAGACTACCCCGGAGCAGGTGCCGTGGCTTGGATGCTGTGGGGAGGTAACCCAACCAGCGATCCCATGAGAGCCAGCGATTGGGCAGATCGAAAACTGAAACAGCTTCAGGGAGAAGACGGGGAAGACCGTAGGGCCGCTCAGGAGGTGCTGGAACGCACCAAGAATGAGTTGGACCCAATCTGCAAGTCCATGGTCGGAAGGCTGCGTAGGAGCGTTATGAAGCAGCGCAGCCGGATCATCGGGTGCCTCACTGAGGACAACGTGGAGTCTCTCATGGTCCGGGTAGAGGCGGCGTCGAGGGCCTTCGATACCGACGAGTTCACCCAAGGTCTTCTGCCGCTCGTCTCGGAGGCCAACGCCGTTGGGGTTAGGTCTGTCGAAGGTCTGCAGGAAGCTGACCAAGCGGACCTGACGCAAGGGTACATCCAACGTAGGAGATCCCAGATCGATATCATCGCGAATCGGATGAAAGACAAGGCTAACTACGCACTCCTGAGCGCCTATGCCGATGGCAAAGACGCAGAAGAAGTCGCACAGTGCGTAAGGGATGCCTTCAATGGACTCGTGACCAACTCCAAGTGCAAACTCATCGCACAGTCCGAAGCACGCTGCGCACTCAATACCGGGCGCAACGATGCCATGAAACTGCTCGGAACCTCAGACCATAGGTGGGTTACCCCAGAAGCAGGTTGCCCAGCAAAACACCCATCGCTCGATGGCAGCGAACAGCAACTGGGCGATAAGTTCTCCAGAGACAAAGGGCTCGCGTTCCCGTGTGACCCGCTCAGCGAACCGTCTAGCGTTATCGGTTGCCGCTGTATCTCGGTCCCGTGCGGCAAGGTTACCCAGAAATAGAGTTGATGGCGTAAGTGCTTAATTATAAAGGGAATATTGGAAGGGCTTGATTGCTGTATGGCAAGGTAACATTTTGTGGACGGCGGAGAGGGGCGAGAAGTGAAGTGGGAAATGGAGTGGGAAATGGGGGCTTTTTCTCTTCACGCTTCTCTTTTTCGAAAACCGCCGCACACTTTGTCCACTATGTCAACCGTCAAGCACAAAAAACACTAGGATTATTGAATGGCAGACGAGAATGAGCGTGAGCCGGTTCGTTTGGTTGCCGGTGTTCCGGTGAGCCAAGACCCGTATCACAAGAATTACCCGACTGGGATGGTTCGGAGGCCGGAGTTGATCCAGCAGCGCAGGCTTCGAGCGTTGGATCTGCGCAAGGCGGGCTACACCTATCGGCAGATTGGCGAGGAGTGTGGCGTTTCGCACAAGACGGCATACACGGATGTCGCTGGTGCGATGGCCGACCTCGCCGCAATCGAGCACGAGAAGGCGGATGACCTTCGACGCATGGAGTTGCAACGATTGGATGGGATGTGGCGCGGTCTTTACGAGAACGCAGCCGAGGGCGATCCTGCATCTATCCGGGCAGCGTTGGGATTGATGGAGCGTCGCGCGAAGTTGCTTGGCCTCGACGCGCCAGCGAAAACGGAGCATAGTGGGAACGTCAGTTTTGTCGAACTCGCCTCTATGCTTGACGCCGCTGTGACTATCGACCACGAGCCATCAACCCTAAACGCAGAGGATGACGATGAGTAGATTTGATTTTAATCTTGACGCGCCCAGTGGGAACTTGGTCCGCGACTTGGAGTCGGGAAAGCGCGTTGAGCTTAGGCGTGGTCAGAACACGCGGGTCGAGAAGGCCGGTTCTGACGAGCGGGTCATTCGCTTTGTCTGTTCGACTGACGGCGTTAAGCGCGATGGCAACCGCCTGCGCAATGATGGCTGGGACTTGGAGTCCTTCTCCAAGAACCCGGTGATGCTTTGGTCCCATGACTACTCGCAGCCCCCCGTTGGATCGTGGCAGGACTGGAAGGTCGTAAAGGACGGTGAGGATTCCTCGCTCGTTATGACGGCCAAGTTCGCGGACTATGACTTCGCGGACACGGTCTACAAACTTTATCTTGACGGGCATATGCGTGCAGTGTCCATTGGTTGGACTCCGCTGGAGTACGACAAGATCGAGGACGACGACGGCAACTTCGTCGGCTTCGACTTTCTGAAGAACGAACTCTTGGAGTGCTCCGCCGTTCCGATCCCCGCCGATCCCGACGCCCTGATGGAGGCGACCGCTCGTGGGCTCATTAGCGGCGACAAGATGGAGCGGTTTGCTCAGGTGGTTCGGGTTGGAGACATCACGCGAGGCGAGGCTTATGTCCTCGACCATAGAGGACTTAGGCAGGAGGAAAGAGTGGCAATCGTATTCAACGACAAGGCGGTCGATTGGGCCAAGGGTGCAATCGAGAATGGGAACTATGACGCGAGCGCGGAGTGGAGCTTCTCCGAGGACGATGCGAACGCGCTTCTCGGCGAGGAGGACTGGGAGGGCTACGCTTCCTACTTCTTGGGTCGCGACGAGGATCATACCGAGGACAGCCACGAAGGTTGGATGTTCCCGATTGCCAAGGTGAACGAAGAGGGCGAAGTCGCACTTTACGCCAGTGCCCTCGAAGCCGCGATTGAGGGGTCCGAGGACGAGGCCATCGCTGCTGCTGCCGCCGATCTTCTGTCCGAGCTTCGCGCCGTTGAGGGCGAGGTCGAGGAGGAGGAAGAAGTAGGGGTCGAAGAGGTTGTCGAGGAGCCCGAAGTTGAGGAAGAGCCGGAGGCGGTTGTTGAAGCATCGGCAGAGCGTGACGACTCGCATGACCTCAATCGACTCTACGACTCCTTGGTAGCGCACGTTAAGGGCGCGAACCTGCCCCTCATGGACCTCTGGAAATCCATCAAGGCGCACGCTGACGGGGACGGAGAAGCCGCTATGGACGTGGCCGAGAACGCCCACCGCGTAGCTACGATGCTTTCCGCCGGGATTGATATCGCTGCCTCGATTGCAGAGCACGCCGGGGGGGAGGATACGACGGGGGAGGGTGCCGGGGGGGAGTCCCCGGGGGACGAGGTCGAAGAGGTCGTCGAAGAGGTCGTCGAGGCTTCCGCTGACGACGCGTTCAGCCAAGGGCTCGAACGACTCCTCGAAGCCATGGATAGCTGGAGCCCGGCACCCGCCGGGTCGGCCACGGTCGAGGATCCCGCCGATGAAGCCTTTAGCGAGGAAGACCTCTCGATGCTTGCTCGCGTGCTGGGCGAGGTCACCAAGTCGGGCTGGATCGAGGGAGTGCGCGAAGACGCCGAAGCCGCCGAGGGCGAAGAGCGTATCGGTAAGAAGGTCAGCCGGAAGCGTGCCGAGAAGATTGCCGAAGCCAGCCGCTGCGCCATGAACGCATACAAGGTTCTGGAAGAAGTCCTCGAAGATATCGGAAACGGCGAACTCCTCACGGAGGAAGAAGCCACCGACGGCACCTACGAAGACGAAGAGGACAGCCGCGAAGCAACTCCGGAAGAAACTCGTACTCAGGCTGAGGACACAGCCGGGCCTGAATGTCAAGAGGACGGGGGCGCAAAGATTGAGAGTCGCGAGCGTTCGCTGGAGGAGCGCATCGACGCACTGACACGATCCCTCGACGCCGAAGACGAGAGCATCGCCAAGGCCAAGGTGGACAAGGCTCTTCGCTCGCTGGCCGAGAGGCTCGATATCGACATCGACACGAACTACGTTGACGAGATCCTCTGAGCATTTGGCCCAATAGGGCTCAGGCTTCGCTTCTAAGGGGCGATTGGCTGCGGGGTTAGGCTACCCCATACCCAGCGGTCAATCGCTCGTTAGGGGGCGAATACGAGACGCACGAGCCCGAAGCCCTACGATCCGAATCCCCGTTGAGGTTGTCTCCTCGCGGGGATTTTTTTGGGCGAGGCACATGGGGCACCCCCCCCCTCTCGCTCTTAGCCCGCAATTAAGTATTGAAAAAACAGTTGACATTAAAGTTGCAATTTGTGTCGTTTCTTTTTTGGAAAAAAAGAAACTTTTCTAGAAAAAAGTACCCCCCATACAACATTTGACTTGCGCAAAAGTGAAGAATGGGCTTTTGGCATCAGGGTTTTCCCCTATACGGGTAGGGGGTTTCCCCTACTTTTGGGGCCTGATTGTCGGGGTTTTCCCCTATGCCGATACGGGTCTTTACCTACCTTTCGAGCGCCGGCGTAGGGGTTTACCCTTAAGGGTTTACCCCTATTTTCGCGCTGCGCGATAGGGGTTTCCCCCTACAAAAGGGGCGAAGATAAGGCGAAGGTAGGGGTTTACCTCTAGGGGTTTTCCCCTAATCTAGGGGTTTTCCCCTACACTCGGTCGGAGTAGGGGTTTTCCCCTATGTTGGTAGGGGATTGCCGCATGGGCGTTTTCTTTGCTTGACCGCGAATTTTGGGATTGACGCCGAATTTTGGTATTGACGCGAAATTTTTGCTTGACGCGGAATTTTTGCTTGACGCGGAATTTCCGTTTGTCCGCGAATTTTTCGATTGACGCCGAATTTTTATCTTGACGCCCGGTTTCCGAATTTTATTGTTGACGCCCAAGTCGCTTTTAACCGACATTGTCATACCCTGTCATCAGAAATTGCCACGCTCGAATTCTGTGCTTGACGGTCAAGCAAAGAAAAACGGGGAGCCCCGAAGGGCTCCCCGAATTTTTGTAGTGACGCGCCTACCATTGCAGGCATCGCGCACGCTCAATCCAGTCCTCGTGACACTCCTCAGAACAGCATGCGCCAATTTTTGTGATGACAAGCCCAGCGTCATTGATTGCCGTTACGCCATCGGGCATTACCCAGTCGAGCCGGGTGTCAAGCCACGATTCCGGAAACTGTCGTTGACAGTCCGGGGCGATGCAAACCAGATTTGCTGGCCCGTGCGGTTTCGGAATCCGTGCGTTCAGAACCTCACCCTGCGAATTTTTCTTATTGACGTTGCTCATAACTCTCAGACTCCTCAATGATGGAATTGATTTCTGGTATGACGACTGTCGCGAACAGAAACGCGGCAAGCACCCAAAGGCAAAACTTGCCGAACACATGCTGCGATTGACTCTGCGAATTTTTGCGTTGACACTTCATTCTCCAAACTCCAGCGATGCGGCTTCCATGAAATACTCATCAATCCAGTAGGTGATGGCATCTGCTTCTTCTTCGAGGAGAAACTTGCTGTGTGGGTTGGTGGCTACTTCAATGCGCTTCTCTACTTGCGCCAACTTGCGTTCTAGCGCACCGATGCGGTTGTTGACGGATTCGATTTTCTTCGACTTGTTCATTTTCGTTTCTCCTGTCCTCAGAAACCCCGGGGCTGGATTGCCCCGGGGGAATTATGCGCTTTACCCTTTAAGCTTGGCGCTTGGGTCCGGTTGGAGAATCAACTCTTGACCCAACACTTTGCCAGCAAATCCGGGGAACCGGGATTTCTTAGCTTTACCCTTGGGTTTCAAGATTCCGACTCGGCCCTCTCCTTCCGGGTTGCGCGATGGGTGCCGTCGATTGCAGTCGAGAAACCGCAAGTCGTAAGAGTCAGCGTCAAAGGTCGAAAACGTTCTCGCGGTTCCCTTGGGTGTGGTGATGGTGGCGTGCGTCAATGACGGATTTGAAAATGTCGCTTCGTGCATCGCTGCGACATTGCACCCATGGTGCAACGCTTGCAGACTGTCGTGCGCATTGTCGATCATCCCGGACCATGACAGCGTCAAGTGATAATTTGAACGCAACCACGGGCCAGACTCGAACACCCACGGAATTTTTGTGTAGTCGTAGAACATGACCGGGGCGTCCGGGAATTCTTTGTTGACGGAGTCAATCAAAGAGAACGCAAGCTCTCGAAGGTCGCTGGTGCCGTTCGGTCGAATCGCGACACCCTGAAATTCCGGGAGCCGCTCAGCCTTCCGGACCATCGCCCCGATTTCTTTAGTTGCCATGCGAGCGAAGTCCTCGCGATGGTCAAACCAGAAACGGGTGCGACGCTTGCGGGCAAGTTGGACCTTGTTGGTCGTCAAGCTACCAATTCCACCATGCCCCGAAGTGTCGAGGCATGGGGCTGCGCACCCATGCGCTCCGAACGTCGCGTTGGGACACACGTTGCCAGCGCCAGCCCGGC